GATCTCGTCGGTCGCGAGCTTGCCGTCGTCGATCAACCCTTCGAACGCCTGCGTCAGCGTGTCGGCGACCAGCCGGCTCGCTTCATTGACCGCATCCAGCGCCGCTTTCTGGTCGTAGATCCTGCCGGCGATTTCCGCGATCTTGCGGCCTTCCTCATCGGCGACGGTCACATGCGCCTGCGACAGCGCATTCTGGATGGCCTGCTCGCGATTGGTCATCGTCAGCGCGGCGAACTGGTCGTTGAGCGCCCGGGTGACGCTCTCGATACGCTCGCGCTGCTGGTCGGCAAGCCGGCCCGCCTTTTCGTCCGGAGGCAGACCGCCACCCCCATTGGTCGGGGGAGTGGTACCGTCGATCCACTTGCGGAAATTGAAATCCGAGGGCGCAACACCCAACGCCGGCGGATTGGTGCCGCCCTGCTTCAGGCGATTGGCGAGCTCCGCCTGGGCGTCCGATAGCCTCTTTGTGACGGCCGCGCGGTCGAAACCCCAATCCCCTACGCCGAAGTACCCGGGATTGGACTTACTCAACATCCTTTCGTAGTCGGCGATATCCTTCTTGAGCTGCGCCGTGGCGACGCCGGCGAAGGCATCGTCCGTTGCCTCCCCGACACTGCGAAGCTGCCGGATCAACTCGGCGATATTCTGGGCCATCGTGATCAGGAGCGGGGCGATCTCGATCAACACCTGCTTGAACTGCAGGTCGAGGACCTTCGTCGCTGTATCGAACTGATCACCCATCTCGTCAGCACGCTCGATCAGGTCGCGGTCGATGATAAGCCCCATCTCGCGAGCCTTCTCCATCGTCCGGTCGATGGCGTCGGCACCCCCGTCGAATGTGGCGGCGATGCGCGGCCCGAGATCTCCGAACAGCGCGCCGGCGAGCCCAGCTTTGTCACCGGCCTTATCGAGCGCGTCCGCGACCAGCAGAATCCTCTCGCGCTGATCGCCGGCGAGCTGGAGGGATTTGAGCAGGTTGGGATCGACGGCCTTCAGCTGCGTGAAGAGCTTCCCTTTGCCCTTCTCGGCGAGCTCACTGTTCTTGTAGAAAGTATCGAGCGCGCCGGCCAGTTCCCCGATCTCGACACCGGCAAGCTGCGCCTTGTGCGCCAGCCCCTGGAAGAACTCGGCATCGAGACCGGAAGACCGCGACCGGTCATTGATCTCGCCGAACTCGCGCATCGCATCCTTCGCGCCGCTTATGGCGGCAGCGAAGCTCAACACGGGCACTAGCCCGGCAGCGAAGCCGCCGACAAAGCTGCCGATCGTGCCGCGAACGCCCTTGGCTGCACGGCTCAGGGCAACAAGCGACGTCGATGCCGGCGCCGCCGACCGCTGGATGCGCTTGAGCGCGGCTTCGCCCTCGGCACCGACGCCCCTGAGGGCGCGCTCAACGATCTCCTTGTCCTTGACCGAAAGGCGGATGCCCACCTCACGCGTCTTGCGCGCCGCCATCGTCGTCCCTCTTCTTGTTGCTGGCCGTCACGAACCCCTGCTCGCACGCGGCGACAAGGTCCTCGGCGTCGTCCCGTGGAATTCCGTTCCGTTCGAGACGAGAGATCAGGCCGCCTGACTCGATCCCAAGCACCGCTGCCCCTCCCATGCCAACCGCGATCCGCACGCGCCAGGCATGATCGAGGAACAGCCCCCAGGTCATCCGTCCCGCGACAGTCAGTGGCGCGTTTTTGTGGTACGCGCAGTCCCGCGGCCGGGACGTGGCGCACGCGGCGCCCGAGGCTTTGCAGCCTTCACAATAGGCTTTGCCCTGGCCCTCGCTGAAATGCCATTCGGCGAGAGCCCGGAGACGTTTCCCTCGGCAACCACTTCGTGCACGGGGCGGAGACACTGGCGGCTGAACGCCTCGAAGACCTTCTGATCCGAAAGCAGCAGCGCGAGCAGCGACGGGCGGAACCTGAGCGGCTTGCGGTCGGCGTCGAGCACGCCGCGCCAGTCGCGAACGATCAGCTCGGCGATCGAAACCACCGTCAGCACCTCGCGCGCGCCCTCGATCTCGCTTTCGCTGCTTAGATCGGGCACCCCCTCGATCCGGCCGCCCACCCGGGTCACGGCGGACCCGCCAGCAGCCAGGTCGATCATCACGGCGTCCGCCATGGCCTTCGCCACATGCACGATCTGCGACGTCGCGGCCACGCACAGCACGGCCGCGCCGCCGCCCAGTTCGACCCATTGCGGCTCGCTGTCGGCCGCCTCGCTGTTCAGGATGATGGCCATGCCCTAGACCACGTAGGCGGGAACATCGTTGCGCAGCAGCACCTGCATCAGGTGCCCCTCCGCCGTGTCGTGCGACGCGCGCCAGTTGACGGGCTGCTCGATGCCCCCCGGCCCCGTGATCGCCTTCTTGCTCCGTTCGAACCGGACGCGCGGGAACTGGAATTTCAGGAACCAGTCGGGCTGTGACGGAAGGGCGAACCCGAACTCGAGCGCGGCATAGCCGCCGCTGTCGACCAGATCGTCGATGGTTGGATCATTGCCAAGCCGGATCGTCGCGCTGCCCGACGCCTTGCGGATCGTCTCGTCTGCCCCGTCGATGCGGTTGTCGGCCCGGATCGTCTCGACCGTGTCGAGGCTGTTCGAGAAGCTGACATTGCCCCCGGTGAGGTTGGCGATCTGCACGCCGCCCAGCTTCACCGATGCCTTGCAATTGTCGAACGGCAAATAGGCAAAGCTCAGAGGGTCCGCGTCGCGCGCGCCCGCATTATCCTTCTGCTCGCCCTGGAAGATCATGCCCAGCGTGAGCACGGCCCGCCCCGTGCGCGACAGCTCGAAGCCCAGCGTGTCGACCTTGCCGCCGAACTGGGTGCGCCACTTCGGGGTCTGGAGCTTGGGATGTCCCACCTGCTTGCTGATGCTCGGCAGATCAAGGCCGGAGACGAACACATGCTCCCACAATTCGTCCTCCGTGACCTCCTCGGATGTCGGGGCGCCGAGCGCCGCCCTCAGCAGGACCCCGGCGCCGCGGGCGTCGATCGGGCTGACCAGTTCCCCGGCCGTCGTTTCGGCGCCCAGCGAGGCGTCACCGTCGTCCGGCGTTTCGCGGTTCCAGCTGTCGTCGTCCTCGAGTGGCTGCGACGACGAGATATCGTCGCTGCGCATGGGCAGTCGGTAATACACCTGCCCGCCGCCACCCGCCGGCGGCGTACCATAGACGGCTTCGAAGCCGATGAGCTGCACGGCATCGGCGCCGATCGCGCGAGGCTTGGCCATTCGTTCTCTCCGTTGAGGTTGGGGTCAGCCCGAGCTTTTGTCGGACCAGTAGTCGATTTCGATCGGCACCTCGGCGCCCTTGAGGTGCTCGGCGCCGAAGATCTCGCGCGGCTCGGTGTCTGCCGGCTGAACGCGCAGACCGGTCGCGAGCAGCGCCAGCGCTCCCGCGGCGAACGAAGTGTTGAGCGCCGCGGCTATCGCCGTACAACGAACATCGAGCTGCCCGTCGAGATCGGCCGGCACCCCGTCTGGAGGGTCGTCCGCGAGGGCGATGAGGATGATGACCTTCGGCGTCGCGGTGAACTCGTAGATGGAGCCGCTTTCGCCGTTGAAGAACTCCTCGGTGAGTTCGATTTCGCCGTCCCGCAGGGTCACCACTTCCCCGCTTTCGACGATGGCGAGGGCCGCGTTGCGTAGCGCGGCGGGTTCGGTTGCCTTGAGCACCGTGAAGACGGCGGCAAGGATCTGTTCGCGCTTGCTCGTCATCTGCTATCCCACGCCGCAACGATGAGATTGACCATATTGTCGAGGGCCCCGTCGAACTCCGCGTCGAGGTCGAAGCGCTTGCGCAGCGTCACCTGCTCCACGAGGAAAAACATCACCACCGACTCCGTGTTGCCGTCCCGCAGGGCCTTCTTTGATGCCTTCGCGAAGCCCTTCCGCTTGCCGGTGTGGCGCCGCACCTTGTCCGCCACCAGGAGCGAGGCCCCCTGCGCCCGGAAAACGTAGCGCAGCCGGATGCCGAGACGCCGCTCGACATCGTCGGGTGTGGGGCGGCGATTGGCCGTCCGCATCTTCATCGCTTCCGGGCTCGGAATGGCCAGCCAGAACCCGTTCCTGCCCCGGATCGTCGTTGTCGCGTCGAACGCCTGCATGATGTGCGGCGCTTTCGACCAGACATTCCCCGCGGCGCCGAGGCTGACGGTGGCGCCCTTGGGAAAGGCCGATGCGCGCCAGCTGTTGGCCAGCCGCTGCGACCCGAACGCCGCCACTGTCATCGCCCTCAGCCGCTGCTTCAGCTGTTCTGTGGCCTGGCGTGTCGCCGCCGTCGCAGCTGTCGCGCCGGCAACACGCTCGGCCTCCATGACCTCGCTGAGCCGGCCCTCGATCGCCGCCACGAGGCGCATGATGTGTCAGATCTTCTTGAGGCTGATCAGGATCTCCAGCCGGCCGTCGCCGGTCGGCTTGAAGTCGAGGACCTTGTAGGAGTCGAATCCGTCATTGATGACCGCGCCGCGGGCCAGATCGGGGAACTTGGCCCTCAGGGCGCGCGTCACATGCGTCTCTTCGGCGTGACGCTGTCCCCATTGCTCGAACTCCTCGCGGAATTCCTCGATGCCGAAAATCGCCTTGCTGATGGGGGTCGCCGCGCCGCCACCCGGCGGAACATAGGTGACGTCCTCGAACATCTCGTCCGCGACGTCTGCCAATATCTCCTCGACCAGGTCGCGGCGCATGGTGGACCCCTCGGCTAGAGCGGGCGGTCGAAGCTGAAATCGTCGCGGTGGACACGGCGGGCCTTGCGCGCCGCGATGAGCTCCTCCGCGCGCGCGCCGGGCAGGCGGACGATCGCTTCGACAGCGCCCTCCTTCAGGTCGGCCGCGAGCAGCTTGACGCGAACCTCGCTCAGATTTGCAGTACGTGGCTTCTTGGCCATGGCAATCGTCTCCTTGGTTGTGGCTTGCCGCCGCAGCTGACCCGCCGAATGCGGGTCAGGTGGAGCAACACAGTGGGGGGCCGCGATCCACTCGCGGCCCCCGCGTATCAGCGCACGCTGAAACTCAGTTCGAAGTCGTGACCTCGACGAGCGCCTCCGGCTGCGTCATCACCGCGAGCGGGTTCGACTCCGACCACAGCTCGACGCCCTTGCCGTGCTTGAGCACTTCCGGGCTGACGAAGATTTCTTCGCCCGGCTGGTTGGCCGCGTCGATCGTGTCGGCCGGCGCGAACCAGGTCTTGAAGGTGTCGTTCGTGCCGATGGGATAGGCGTGACCCTTGTCGGCCGTAATAGCAGCGACGTTGGTGAGCACGTCGTTGACCTTGACCGGGAACGTCGTCTTGTTTTCGCGGAAGCGGACCACGCCGGTATCGAAGACGCGACCCCAGTTGCCACCGAGACGGTCGCGCTCGAACCTGACAAGTTCCTGCGACTGGTTGGTCTGCAGCCAGTACTTTTCGACCTTGGCGTGGTTGATCAGCTTGGTGAAGAAGCTGCTGCTGACCATGATCTCGACGCCGTTGGAGACATCGCCCTTGAGGTTGCGAACGATGTGGTCGTTGACCTCCTCGATCTTGCCCATCACATCGGTGCCGGCAGTGCCCAGGACGAAATCGACGACCTTCTTTTCGATGTCGAACGCATCGAACAGGTCGTACAATTCGGTGCCGTTGCCATCGAGGATCACGCCCTTGATCGCCCCCATGCGGACATACTCGAGCGTGATCGAATGGTTGCGCCGCATGTTCTCGAGACGCCTAGCCAGCTCGTCGTCATAGGACTTGGGCTTCCGCGACCGCGCGACCGCGACCAGATAGTCCTGGATGTCCTTGGGCGTGATCAGATCCATATGCGGGAAGTGCGGCACCGGGAAGATGACCGCATTGCCGCTCTCGCGCTCGGCCGGAGTGCCCGGGGCGCCACGCTCCTTCGCCGGCAGGACGCGCAGCATGCCGTTCTCGCGGCGAACTTCGACAAAGGTCGAGATCGTGCCTTCGGACGAGAACAGCCCGAGGGCCTGGATCAGTCCGTAATTGTTGGGAAACCGATTGATCTGCTCGGTGAGATCGATCGAGGTGTACATAAAGTCGAAATCATCGGGGTCCATTGCCGCCGTCTCCATGTTCGCGATGTGGGGAATGACGGCGCCGCTGGGCCGTCGGCAGATTGGCGGCGGGCCTTGAAGTCCGCCGAGATAGTTGTGAAGCTCTTGCCCGTCGAGGGCGATCAGCTGGCGCGGACGATGATGCCCATCTCTGCCAGCACGGTGCGGGCGGCCGCCTTGTCGTCGGTCGAAGCACCCTCCGGCCACTCGATCCCGCTTTCGAGGAGGATCGCCGGGCCGCGGGCCAGACCGACAAAGGCGCCGTCGACACCGTCGGGCGCATAGCCCTTGGTGATCGCGACCCCGCGGATGTTCTGGCTGCCATCGTCGCCGTCCGGATCCCAGGCAACGGCCTTTACGCCATCATTGGGAACGGTGACCTTGAAGGCGTCGCCGGC